CGAGTGCGGCGTTGGCGATGTTCGCCAGTTCGGCAGATGAAAATGCCATTTCTACGCTCCTTTATGCGGCTCCGTTAGTCAGCGCGTGTTGAACTGCTTCCATTAAGCTGTTCGGCGCTGCTTCGGGTGTTCCGCTTATTTTGCCACCTGATGCCGGTTTGATTTGTCGGACATTTTTGAAACGTGCTGTGTACCGCTCAGAAACAGTATCGTAGGCTTCCTTTGCCATCGATAACGCCTCTTGACTTGTTTGCGGCCTTCCACGATCCAAAACCAACAATCGAACGCGATCATCAATTTCTGCTTCTTTGAGGCTGTAATCTGGATCAGATTGACGAGTTTTTTCTTCCCAAGTAGTAACGGTTTGAGCCAAGTAACTTTTGTTTTGCTGTTCTGTTGATGCAGCGTTTTGCTGCTCCAGCTGCTCACGCATCTGCTTTTGACGCTGTGCTTCCATCCGTGACACGGATAGTTCTCTAGCAGCATCTTCATCCAGATAGCCGTCATCCACTTTCGATTGAATGTCTTGCGGAATTTTAGAACCCGTTACGACTGAAAGATTTTCTACATAAGGCTGCAAGGCTTTTAACGCTTCGGCTGGATTGTTCTTCATCAATGCCATGATTTGAAGGCCGGTGGCTGCTTCATCAGCAGATACAGAGTTTTGATCTAAAAAGCTTTGTATCTGATTGTACTGATTAGCACCTTGCTTGTAGCTGTTTCTTTCTTCAATTAATTTTTTAAAACGTGGATGTTTATTAAAGGGTACGTCTTCAAAGCTTTCATCTTCATCAGAAGAATCCTCTGTAGACGCAATAAACTCGTTATCCTCTTCAGTTTCAGTCTCTTCGGGTTGCGAACCCTCGTCCGTAGTAGACATCTGCATTGCATCTTGAACAACACTTAGTAAATCTTCTTCAGTTTCGCTTTCTGCGCTTGACGAAAGCACCTCTTCGTCCTGGGGTATTTCAGAGTCGGTGGACGGTTCCAACTCTTCGATCTGATCGACCATGTTATCGTCCTTATAAGTTACGGCAGATGCCGTTGATTTAGTTTAACGCGATTTGTCACAACTTTCAACAAACTGCTACTGATTAGCTCCCATTGGTGGCAAACTACCACCAGAAGCCATTTGTGGCGCGTTATCCGCACCTCCTTGTGGCGATCCTTGTAGTGCGGGATCACCCGTTCCTGGTCGCTGCAATTGGTTCATTGCAACAATGCTAGGTACTTGATCTGCAAAAGCTTCGTTTAGCTCCAGCTTGTCATCAAGCCGTTTCAACAATTCTTTTGCTAACCATTGTGGGTCAATTCCAGGAATTTGCAGTAAGAACGGCATGATCCGCTCCATGTTCTGCAATTCAGCTGCTCGGTTGGGCTTGCCAGTAGAGCCGGCCTCGATCTCTAATAGAATTTCTTCCATTACATCTAATCGAGTAAGCTCCGGCCAAACAGCACCTGGACCTACAATCTTTTTAACCGCCTCAACAGACATCTCTTGCAATAGAACCTGTCCAGCTGCGCGCGTGATCTCAGACATAAAGCTGTCAAGCTCGTCAATGTTCGCACCCAAGCTCGACATTCGAGCCGACTCCGCAATCGAAGTCTCAGTAGCAGTCGCTTTGCTGACGCCACCAAACTGTGCTTCTTGCGCACCGACAACCAGCTGAATGTCATCAAAGATGGTGCGTACTTCGTAAAGATTTGGATCAATGCCAATCTGACCAATAGGTTGGATGACATCGCTAACCTTCTGACCAGACGCTAATGCTTGAAGTTCGATCACCGCATTGGCGGGGTGAGTTGACAACTTTTCTTTATCCGCTGGCTCAAGAACACCGGCTGGGGCTGCATACTTTGGACGGTTTGCGCGTCTATGCTCACGCAATCCTTGCCGCGCACGGTTATATTCGTGCTGCATCGGCATTAGCAGTTGAACGTCACTTGGTGGATATAGGTGATCTTTGTGTTCTACCTCATTAAAAACTAACGAGAAGATGGGCCAAAAGCTTTCTACATGAATGTCTGGGCTGGACGGTTCACGAAGAAAGTCATCGTATCCGTCAGCTACGCAGTATTGCACTCCAGTTTTCTTATCAAATATATCAAATATCTGCACTAAGCCTTTATTGACGCCTTCACCATTCTGTTCGTTGTAAGAAACTTTCTGGTCATACGGGTCGTTGCTGCCGGTTAAGCGGCCCTTCATATCATATGAACGGAACTGGTTTTTTAGATCGACATCATAAATTTCTTTGATCTCGTCTGGAGACAGATACAATTCATGTGCCAACCACCCAGCGCCAACAAAACCCCGTACCTGTCGGCACATCGGATCGATAATTATGCTATTGGCCTCTGGGAAATCAAACACCAGACCTTCGCGCACCGTAATCATGTCCTGATCCATTAACGCCTTCATCGAAAGCATCAACTCTTCGATCTGTGGATCATCTTGCTCGATCTCGCCTTCTGCCGCTTCAGACGAAACACGGCGCAGAAAGTCTATTTGAGATTGAACATCCGAAATCTTTGCTGATACCTCTGGAGAACGCTGCATCTCCCGCTGGTAGTTCACTTTTACAAAACCAACGCCGGTTGTCACAACCCTACGGACCAAGGCTTTCATTTCGTTTTTGAAAGTCGGGGTCTGTTCCTTCATGTAATAGTCAAAAAGGTTTTCCAGAGTAAGCGCAGTATTGTCTAACATTTTATTGTTGTTTTTGGCGTTTTGAAAATCTTGGATAATCATAGCCGCTTCGGGTGGAGGGGGCATTCCCATTTCCGCTGCTTGCTGAGATGCCTCATAGGCCATCATAAGCGTCTTTTGGTCGCCATCCCACGCCACATGCTCCATGCGCTTTCTACGTTTAGCCACAGCCTTGGGGTTTTTTGCGTATAGTTGCGCCGTTCGCTGCTGAACATGCCGTTGCAAAATGTTTGCGACATACTGACTATCATCCCAGAGCGCGGCGTCAAAACCTTTGAGCGTAGCGTCCATATCTTTGCGCATTTGCTTGTACGCTTTATCATGGAAACCTTTTGCGGATTTAATCTTTGAGAGCCAACCAGAAACAAGAGCTTTTCGTCGCGCTGTTGGCTCCTTTCTTTCGGTGTCGGTCCCTTCTATCAACATTTCTTCGTGCATTACCAACCTCCGGTCGCATTAAACATGCGTTCTAATTTCTTTTGCTCGTTACCCGCAAACTTAACCCACGCGAGTGTTCCAACCTCTGGAGTTCTATTGTCTCTAACAATTGCACCGCCTGGTGAAGCTATTCGAGACAAACCCATGCCAATCCATGCCAGTGTATCAACAAAATCATCGTGACGCGACTGCGGAAACTTTAAAAGCTCGTCAACCGCTCCCTGTGTCCAGTGGGCGCTCTTGGGTAGCTGTACTTTTTTCATAGCCATGCGACCCAAAATACTTTGTGCGCGTTGCACTTTATTTGCTACGGGCGTTACCTCTTCGATCCGGCAGTAAACCTTTTCTTCAGCCATACGCTTGCGCAGAAATGGGCCAATAGCTTTAGATATATGACCTTTTTCTGCCCACCATATCAATGGTTTGTGCTTACGCATCAAGTCCAACATGGCATCCACTACCTTGTCTGTTGGCTGCTTCTGCCACCAGCAATCAATCAAGTATATATCGTCGTTATGATCGACACCCACGATTAGCAAACAAGTAGCATCATTTCGAGTTTTATCAACGCCAACAGCGTGATCGGAAGCGGCGTAAATTCTTAAATCTTTTGGTAAATCAGCCTTATTGTAGAAAACCAAATGCTCTCTGCGAAATAAATCTCCGTCCTCTGGCGTTGGCTTGCCTTGATAAAGAGCAGAAAACCCGCGTCGATCTAAACGGCGCTGTGCTTCCATAAACTCCATGTCAAAGCGTTCCGGCCAAAGCAATTCCCCAGGTTTACGGCCAAGAGGATCATCTTCTTCTGCAAGGGCAGGGAGGTTAATTATCTTCCACTTCGACGCCTCTTCCGGCGTGTAATGAGGATTGGTGGGATCAGTAAGACGCCCAACCAAGTCATCTTCGTGCCAACGAGTTTGAACAATTACGATCGATGCTGATGATGTCATTAGTCGCGTCATTAAAACTTGAGTAAACCATGACCAAAGCTGTTCACGCAATGCTGGCGAATTTGCTTCTAAACTATCCTTAATAGGGTCGTCCAGTATGACAAAATCACCACCTCGGCCTGTGATCGACCCACCTCTACCCACAAATACAGACATGCCACCAGCACCGCTTTGAATACGAGACTTAGATGCACCGCCTTTTCTAAACGAATGGTTAGGGAATACGTGCTTGTATTGAGGTGCGCTCATTATACTTCGAACATCTGCACCAAAGTCTTTTGCAAAATCTTCGTTATATGTGGCAAAGATAACGTTTCGGTAAGGGTCTTTACCTTGTATCCAAGGAACAAATCGCCGTGAAACTAGCTCAGATTTTCCATGTCTCGGTGGCATAGAAACAATCAAACGCGGAATGTGACCTTTTTCTACTTTCTCTAACACTTTTGCCAAAGCTCGATGGTGCTTTGCATCCTTGAACATACTCAGCTGAATGTCATCTGGGTCTTCTGGATCAGGCATTGTGTACTTCACAGAGTCTATAAAGCTGGTTCTGCATTCAATGGCCTTCTTTAGCCGCTTTGCAGACGCAATCTTTTTATCAAGATCTTCGAAACGCTTAATCTCGTTCATCGACTAAATCCAATGCCTTTTCTAACGTTTCGGTGTTCCGCCTACTCCACCCATTTCCGTAAATTTTATAGTCGTCCAGAGAGCGGTAAAACGCTTCGCGGCCATCATAGTATTTGTGTAAAACGTCTATTGGATCATGGTCATAAACCGACGCTACCGTTTTCGGCCCTATTGCCCCATCAGCTTTCGCCGATACTGCGCGTTGAAGTATCTTAGCTGCGCGGCCTGGTCCGGCATTAACACAAAGATCAGCACAGCTTACGTCTACCCCAGAAGGAAGGTCGTCACCTTTAATGGCGTTCCAATAGTTTTGCTTGTACAGCGGTTTAACATCATCTTTTGTTAACTTTTGCATCACATCTTTCGGCGCTGGCTTGTCAGTGTATTTCGCCCAATTCCAAGACGTGACGCCAAGCATTGTGGAGCCTTGGTTTCCGTGACCATCGCCCCTAGAGTTGCCGCTGTCGCGTTGATCGTCAGTAAAATTTCCTTCATGCTCGATCAGCATTTCAAAAAACGGTTCCCAGTTCTTTTTCATTTTTTACCTCCGAAAAATTTAGTTGCTGACCGTACTGCAAAGCTACTGGCAACAATTACGCCTAACGTGTAGCTGTACCAATCCGGCATAGTGTCGAGCGCAGCAAAGCCATTAGCTACAGCCTTGTCTGCCCATTCAAACGGCAAAAATGCTAAAATTAGCGGGATCGAAAAAAGTAGAACAAGATATTCGTCTTTCCACGAATTTTGTGTACCCTGCGCCATAATCTTTTCCCAGTCAGCTTCTGAGGTAGCAGCCGACTTCATTATGGTGGCCTTCGCTTCCGCCTCAACCATCTTTAGGTTTGCATTCGCGGCCTGTGCGCTTGCCTTACCTTTAAGCCACCCACCAGCTAACTCAGCCACTGGTCCGATTAGTGCTTGCAGCATTTTTGCTCTCCATTGCGTTAAATCCAAAGTAACCTACAACGACACCAGAAGCCGCGACCACATACACGGCAGCAA